CGAAAGACGGGAGCACCAAGGATGAAGCCCATCCTAAGTCAAAAGCTGACTTGGGGAAGTGGCGGCTGATATGGTGTTCCAGTCTAATCGACTCGCTGTGTCAGAGTCTGCTACACAAGAAGCTCAATGAGTCTTGTACAGCCGCGTACAGAGAAGGTGAGAGAACTTACCATTGTATCGGGCTGGGACACGACAGGGCTGGCGTCAAGCATCTTATTGATGACGTCAAGCGGACTTTCAGGAGGTGTGGGACTGTTTATGGTTCTGACAAGTCAGGATGGGACCTTTCGGTAACGAGAGATTCTATTATGTTGGATACCTACAGGAGGATCTACTACTCGCCCGAGTGGTCTGATGCCTTGCTGGCAGAAGGGTTCTGCAACAGCGCCCACCTTATTTCTGTTTCGGGTTTGGTTCTCATGGTTACACGCTTTGGGATCACCGCCTCAGGAATACCCTCGACCACCTCGCAGAACTCTTTCATTAATGCTTTGTTGGAGACGGCTGCGGGTAGCGATTGTGTCAAAGCCAACGGGGATGACATTCTGACTAGCCAAGCTCCGAATCCAGCGGCCCTGCTTAAGTATGGCCCTAGGATAAAGGAGGGGTCTGTCACTTTCAACACCGCCGACAACTTTGAGTACACTTCGTTCAGGATGGCTGAGGGGAAGGAGGCCCAGTTTCTTAACGGGAACAAGGCCTTCGCCAAGCTCCTGCACAGGCCTTTTGATGTCCAGGCGTTGCAGTCTTTGTCGGCTGTGATGCGCGGTTCGCCCCGCGACCTGGCTGTCTTGAGGACCTTGGTCGAGAGGATTTATTCTCTCCACCCGGGTGTGGTTGATGAGTGGGCGGCGGCCGATTCGGTCATTGACTGGTCGGACGACCTCTGAGCAGGTGGCATCTTCGGTGTAAGACCACATTGGGATTGTAGGCAATTGTAAGACCTACCAGGCAGCCCTAAAGCTAGCCCTGGGCTGTTCGAGAGGGGCACCAAAGAAAACGACCTAGATTTAGGTCACCCACATAAAGAGTGAGAGAGATACCTCAATCACATGGCTGGACGTTCAAAGATGGTCCTGCGTAAGCGCCCACTTCAGAAGAAGAAGAAGGTGCAGCCCGTTAGTCGCTCTACAGCTTCTCGCGTGTTGGCACCGGGTGGTGGCAGAACTGTCCGCAGAGCCTTCGGCGCTATAGGCAGACAGCTTGGTGCCTTGCCCAGAGGGGCTTGGGATGCGTTCTCTTCAGACCACGCAGCTCTACCCCGCTCGGTGGGACCCTATACCGTTGTTAGAACAACAGTGGCACATACCTCAACGGCTAACCACATGATGATCGGAACGATGGTACATTGGGACCCAGCGCAGGATCAAGCCCACTGGAGTGACATATGTATTGCTGAACAAGGAGCAGGGACGGCCATTGGCACGACCGCTGCAACGAAGTTCTTCGGTATACCAACTCCTGGTGGTACTGGTGTGATGTCAACAATGACAGCATGCCCGGCTGCCTTATCAGTTCAGATCATGAATGGGACAGCACTCAGCTCAGCTAACGGTTTAATTACCGCCTGCGTTGTGCCTGCCCGTTTAGATGTGACAAATGACCCACGAACATGGGGCATCTTGTCCTCGAATGTCACGTCATTTATGCGACCTCGCATATTGACGGCTGGCAAGCTTACACTGCGAGGAGTGCAACTGGATTCATTTCCTTTATCTATGCACGATTGCAGTGCTTTCATGCCAGTGCAGTTTGCGCCCGACAAAGGCGTGAATGATGTTTGGGACTTTTCGAGACATTTGGAGCCCAAAGGATGGGCTCCTTTCTTTGTTTCGAATCCAGAAGGTGCCACATTGACTTACCTTGTGACTATCGAATGGCGGGTGAGGTTTGACATTGGTAACCCAGCAGTGTCTTCTCACAGCCATCATGGGGTTTCGTCAGATGCTTCGTGGGAGCGCCATATCCAAGCTGCCCATAGGCAGTTGCCCGGTGTCCTAGACATCGTGGAGAAGGTTGCATCCACAGGCCTAGCTGTTTCCAAGATGGTTGGTGCAGCTATGGGCTAGTTTGGCCAGTAGCTAAGGTAGATCTAGTCGGTGGACTGTAAACACAAAGTCGTCCGGACTTTAAGCGGCGGGTTCCCCCTAAGAAATGCAGTAGGTAAATGCGCCTGAGTGGGGGATGAAAGACTGAGGTTTGCAGCCTATGCAGACCTCATGGCGCTGCT